CACTACATTAACGATCCCAATTACACAAAAGAAATACTGGAAGGTGATGTACACACGGCTAATCAAAAGATGGCTGGTCTGGCAACAAGAGATCAGGCCAAGACTTTTATCTATGCTTTTCTTTACGGAGCAAGCGGAGCCAAAATAGGTTCTATAGTAGGAAAGAGTCCTGCTACAGGAGCAAGATTAATTAACAAGTTTCTTACAGCTATGCCCAAGCTTGCTTCTTTCCGTGAGAAAGTGATTGACGAAGGTGTTGAAACTGGTATGGTCGAAGGACTTGACGGCAGATTTCTAAGGATTAAAAGTCAACACTCTACTGTTAACACACTACTTCAAGGAGCAGGTGCAATCATTTGTAAAGAATGGCTTTGTCACATAACCAAGTACGTAAACGATAAAGGATTAGATGCGAAACCTGTAGCTAATATCCACGATGAAGTACAGTTTGAAGTCCATAAAAAGGATGCAGATACTTTCTCTCTCCTTTCAAAACAGGCAATGAAAGACACGGAAGAGAGCTTGAATGTACGCTGTCCTCTCGACAGTGAATCTAAGATTGGATTAAATTGGGCAGAGACACATTGACATGACTACTAAATTTGCATCCATTGAAGAAGAAAAGGCTTTTAGATCTATGGTTAAAAAAGAAAACGATACAAAGATAACACCCGTGTCTGTAGAAGCAGAGTGGATCGACAACGCTTCTTCTAAATCAAAGTCGTTAGGTGTTCTTAACAATTCTATTTCAAAAGGAAAGGGAAACCTTATAGGATTTGTTGGTGAGTATGCTGTACTTTCTTTTATTAAAGACGGTCAACTCTCTAACACTTATGACTATGACATTACTACACCTACAAGTACCATTGATGTAAAGACAAAGGGATGTTCTTCAGTTCCACTTGATCATTACGTATGTTCTATTGCTGCTTACAACACCAAACAAAAGTGTTCTCACTACGCATTCGTAAGAATGTTTTATGACTTTGAAAAGTGTTGGGTGCTTGGGTGGATAGAAAAGGAAAGGTATTTTGACGAAGCGAAGTTTCTTAAACAAGGAGAGGAGGATGGCGACAACGGATATATTGTAAAAGCAGACTGCTATAACCTGCCGATAAAAAAGTTGAACGACATTGAATTTTTTTCTTGACACGTTGTTTTGCTTGGTTTACGGTGCGTTTTAGTTAAGACTTAATTGAAACTTATTGAAACTGAAAGGACTCTAAAGATGCCAGTAATTTCTGGAAAGGCGTATTGGCCTAAACTCCATACACCAATGGGAACCAACTTGGCTCCCGACGACAAACGGTATTCTCTGGATGTAGGTAATCTTGATAAAGATAATATCAAGCTTGCTAAAGATCTGGGAATGAATATCAAAACCGACGATCCTAATTCCGGTAAAGCTAACGCTGGAATAAAGGATAAGTTTGTTACTCTTAAAAAGTACGGTTTTGATTATAACGGAAACCTGAATCCGAAACCATCACTGGTTGACTCTAATAACAACCAGCTTTCGGAGGACATGTACAAGAAACTTGGTAATGGTTCGGGAGTTAACGTCAAGTTTACTTCCAAAACAACCAAGAGTGGTTTCCATCAGTTTCATTTACAATCAGTTCAGGTAACATCATTGATCGAATATGATGCACCTGATTCTGAAGTAGATGACACTGCGTTTGAAACGGTTAAAGGTGGGTATACTGCCTCGTCTGTGTCAGAAGAAGACGCACCGTTCTAACTATATGAGGTGATAGTATTATGACTTCCTTATCTACCATTCCAGAAGATCTACAATCTTTGTGGTCTAACGGGGTTTCTGTGATAATGTAGCTGATGCTATCACCTCATCCTTTCAAGATGCTGTGTCTCAAGAACCTCGAACCATACTTCGTATGTCTTCTATTGGTAAACCTGCCCGACAGTTATGGTATGAATCTAAATATGTAGATAACCCTGAAGAACTAAACTACAGCTTACGTATCAAATTTCTTTATGGACATCTCCTCGAAGAACTCCTTGTCCTCCTTCTTAAAATGTCAGGTCATTCTGTTGAAGATCAGCAACTTGAACATGACATTGACGGTATTAAAGGACATCAGGATGCAAGAGTAGATGGTGTCCTTGTTGATTTTAAATCTGCTTCAGGAAGATCGTTTGCTAAGTTTAAGAATCAAAGGTTGGTAGGTGACGATCCGTTTGGATACGTTGCCCAGATCTCTGCTTACGCTGAAGCAAATAAGGATAAGGAAGCTTCCTTTATTGTGATTGATAAACAATCAGGTGAAGTTACCGTGATGCCTCTTCACTCTATGGAGATGATAGATCCGATAGAAAGAATAAAAAGTTTAAGGGAAGCACTTGAACAAGACACTCCTCCTGACAAGTGTTACTCACCTGTACCTGATGGACAGTCAGGTAACTTAAAGCTTAGTTCAGGTTGTACCTACTGTCGTTTTAAATTTGAGTGCTGGGAAGATGCTAATGAGGGCAGGGGATTACGTGGTTTTAAATATGCTAATGGAATCAGATACTTAACCTCCGTAAGAAAGACTCCTAATGTCGAAGAAATCACGCCCGGTTTTTAAATCTAAGTTTGAAGAAAGAGTTTATGAAGATAGTACTCACAGAGAAATTGGTGCTGTCTACGAGCCTTATAAGATAGACTATACGGTTCCTGAACTTACTAAAAGATACATACCAGATTTCATTTTACCTAATGGAATCTATATAGAATGTAAGGGATGGTTCCCTTTAAAAGACAGAAAGAAAATGATATTTGTCAGAAGTTCAAACCCGACACTTGACATTCGGTTCGTTTTTATGGATGCTAGTGTACGAATACGTAAGAGAAGTAAAACAACTCTTGGAGATTGGGCAACCAAGAGTGGTTTTCTGTGGGCCAACGAAACGATACCTCAAAGCTGGGTTAATGAAAAAAAGAACAAGTGTAAAAAACGTACACACCAAGATGTACACCACCGTCTCTACCTCACTGGAGACTATGGAGATTACACGTGGGCCTGAAGTTTCAATATCCAGCGGTGATGAGGGATCATGGAGTTACTTTGAAAGTAAATATATTTTTAATGAAGAGCAGGAAGAAACACAACAGACAAGTCCAGAGAGAGTTATGTTTATAGCAGTCTTTCTTCAATCTCTTCTTGACGCAACTAAACCTGAGTATGAAGGAGAACCACGTTTATCTGTAGCAAATCGTAACTGTGCTATTAAATGGTTCACTCAACCAGAGTGTGTTACTGCTTCTACTTTTGAACCTATCTGTGAACTGGCAGGTATTAATCCAGAGTACGCACGAAACTACTTTAGTTTAATTATGGAAGGTGAAAGAGAGTTTACGTACAGACGTATCAATATACTACTGAACTCAACAAAGACATGACAGAAGAAAAAGAATCCGTATTCGATTTAGATAAAGAACAGATCGTTTTATATAACGACATCTATAAACTGATTAGTCCTTATATAAAACCAAATGATCCTGACTCTTTGATGATGACATCAGGTACACTGCTTGCTATTTCTATCCAGCTTTATACAGCTTTGTACAAGGATGATAAAACAATTGAAACTATATTAGAGAACGCTAAAGAATCTCTTCCCAAACTACGGGAATCTATACACAAAGAACTTCACGC